GACAAGTCCAGCGAGTCACATGGCGTGTCCCAAGATGGGGCGACGCCTTCCTTAGCATGGTACTTCACCTGTTTTTGACGCAGGCTTATCCTACCATGGTCTATACTGCCGTTTAAGAACGCAATAAGCAGACCTGAAGGGTTGTAAACCCGAGGTTTAGCAAATTGCGGATAAGATATCACGCCGTCGTCGCCAATGGTCATATAACGAGGCCTAGGAACCCAGCGCTTATAAATAACGCTTTGAAGTTCCTTATGGACACGTAAAGACTTGACTAGACGGAATGGTACCCTAATACCAGCGTCATCATTCTCCCAGAGTGGTACCGGAAGGTACTTAACTGAGTCAATGAGCCTTTTGGTGGTTCGGATAAGGCGGATGCCTTGTCTTACTTGCCATAGGTTTAGCTGGTTAATGACGGCATAGCGGCTGTGTGGTTGTTTAAGGCTCTTGATGTAGACACCTCGGACGGGCAGACCATGAAAGTAGTCCGCCCCACACGACTCGCGGAACGGTCCTTCAAAGAAGGACTTAGAAGCGTTGACCGTAAACCCGAGGAGTGCTAACAAACGAAGGACATAGGGTGCGACAAACTTGCCGCAGACTATATCATCGCCGTTAACACCCCAAGAGCCACGTTCAGCCGGGTATTCACACACCCTGTTGCACGCTTCAACAACACAGCAGAAGATCATGGTTTGCAATGGGAACGTAAAGCCGTTCCCCATCGTAGAGACCATAGCCAGCTGCACCTTGTCGCCATTTGGCATCTCAGTCTCTTTACATCGGAGTAGACGTAACCACGCTAAAAAATCGCGTGGGAATGTCCTTTCCAACATTCGGAGGCCGATAGAGTCGGATGCCTTTGACAGGTCGATCGTAACCATACCATCTTTTGGCGGGCTACGGTTTACCTTGAAATCAAAGGACCCGTCCTCAGCAAGATCACGATTACGAGCTTGTTGAATTGAAAGGTCAATCCCGAAGAAGGATTTTAACCGATCAACCAATAAGTCACCTAAACCAAGCTGATAGAACATATTCAGCGAGGGTTCGGTGCATATCGTGCGTGAAATGTTGACGTTCTTCGGAACACAGGAAAGCCGATTACCTGCTACTATACGAGCTTCTCCAAAACGACCAGAGCGATAGCTTTCAGCATTCGCCCAGTCGCCGGATTGGCTTACGTAGTTGACATAAGAGTCATAGAGACCTTCTGAAGTAGTCGTCAAGGGCGAAGAGAAGAGCTTCGTATAGAAGTCCTCCCCTAAAGCACCCACAGACGATCCTGGACCCATCCTAGCGCGATCAAGTATCGCAGGCAAAGATGAGATAAGGGGACGCCGGTTACCCGGCTGAGTAAATTGGTGAACGAGTTGGCAAAACTCGCCCACCAGTAACTCGTCTAGTGAGGACTCCAACTTCAGTGTCCAATTTCCTACCTGACCATTGGTCTCAAGGAAATCAGCAATAGCCGCACTGTCAGCATCGCCGGTTGCGTCATCCTCGAATTTCTTCAAGAAGGACCGCGCCAGCGCGCTAGCAGCAAAGCTACTGCAAGACATACCTGGGTAAGGTTCCAGATCGAAACCTGGAACCTCACTTTCAAGGTCTTCTAGCAGGTCAAGAAAGAGCAGCTCAGAAAAATGGCTCATGAGCGTAATCCTCAACGTTAGGAACTCTAGCAGTACTCACGGCACCGGCGTTTCCGCCAGAACCGTAAGCCACCTACATTGAGCTCAATTACCGGACTGCTCCGCCCCACGTAAAATTCCTTAGGATTAAGGAGAGTGAGGCCAAAGCAGTTCGGGAGAGCACAACGTATTATTCCATCCAAAACTTGGATGAAATAGTGCCGATCTACTGTATCCCAATCAGGCCAATTAACCGTCGCACTAAAGCGACTAAGTTTGTTAGCCAGATGGTGCAGTTCGTCGGAGTACAGAGACTTACTAGCAATAGTAAACTCTGAACACACGCTAAAAGAAACAATACTACCAAGGCCGACGAAAACAGCAGTATTCCACGTGTTCTTCTCGCGAGGCAGGAGACTGAAAGCCTCCAGGCATTCGCGAAAGACAGGTGAAGTCTTACTGTCAACTTCGGTACAGATGTTTGCTTCTTCCTGGCCATAGGTGAACTCGTACTTCATAAAAACTCCTATTTGGAGACTGTTAAAAGCTAGAGAACTCCCGTGACCAACGCGTCACCGATACCGGCCGACTGCTCGTTGAGCTGGCCGATCATCAGGGAGAGCCCCGCGCGAATGTTGTCCGCGTCCGCCGAGTCCGCCCCAGCCGGGATGGAGATCTTCATCTCCATCTGCATGGTTTGCGGACTCTGCCCGGTGAGGGGTTTAACCCCCTTCCGGACACGAAACGTGTACACATTGCGCTGCACGTTGCCGATTTGACCCGTAGCAGGGTTGACGGTGCCCGGCGTTTTGAAAGACGCCGGACGTTCCATCGTAACCGTGAATGGGTCGCTCGCACTATGCGCTCTGGCCGTTCCTACGGTCCCCGTAAAACTCGTGCAAGCATACTGCTTACTATACGAGTTCGGCGGGGTATCCGCAACGAGCGTCCATACGGGCGTAGTGAAGCCTGTCTGAGCACCTCCAGTTATGGAGAGGTCCGAGACGAA